CAAATGTATATAAATATGAAGTAAAAACGACTGGTACTTCTTTTAGTGGCAATTATTCAACAGTAAAAAGTATCATTAATGATATTCGTGAAGTCATTGATTGCAACGAATTCAAAGATGTTGCATGTTATATCAATGCAAAGGATGGTGAAAAATAATGTCTGATCTATATGTGTATCTAATTCGTTCAAGAAATAAAGACAACAAAGATTTTCTTAATTTCAAAGAGCGTATAAAGATTATCTTAGAATATAAAGAAAACGAAGATAGAGTAATCAAAGAATTTCATAAGTTTGCAGCGGATGGAGTTCCAGGCGAACAGACAAGATTGTATCGGTCTGTAAATTCTAGAAATGAAGAAAAGATAAGAGAAGAA